CTCAAAGCCATGTGGCTCAAGGGGTTTCAGCAAATCTATTTGATTAATATTGTTCCATGTATTGATCGCGTTCCCATGGGTGTACCTGAGTACGGAACAAGACATTTAGGAACAAACGTTTCCAAACGATGATGAAAATGCCGCCAAATCAACGTTTTTCAATTTACCGATTTCATACTTTGACAGTAACTTTTGAAATTAGCGGTCAAGAAACGGTCAAAAAAGCGGTCAAATACACATGCATAAAAATCCCTCTATATCAACAATTATGGAGGATAAAATAATGAAAAAATGGAATGCAGTTGATGCATTAATTGAAGAAAACAACCGTAGCCTAATCGACCTCAGAAAATATGCAGACGAGCATCGATACAGCTTTAAGGACCGTGCCGTATACTACGCGGTCGAGAATGAAATCGAGCGACTTGAGAAGCAAAATAACTGGCTTGCTGAGCGGTCTTAAGTGGTAAAATAAAGAAAATTGTTCTTCCTATATAAAGAGGCGATCATATGGCCAGATTGCATTACAATAAACGGATCCCGATTATCAAGAACCTGCTTTACTTGAACTTTAGCACCGGCCGTGGCTGGTCTCTTTCGTTCGGACCTCCTGGTGCAAAAGTAAATTACGGCATTAACGACCATAAAAAACAGGTTTCTTTTGGTAAAGGCGGATTCCGGTATCGAAAAACTTTATCAAATGGTCGGTCAGCCGCCCAAACAGAAGCATACGTGAACCGCCGACCACCTGAAGAAAAAATTGATCACATGATCAGTAAGTATGTAAAGAAGCACTATGACCTCACCACTTGCACGATGCAGTCATTCAACTTTGAAGCATCAGCATGGCCACACGGCATCCAGATCACGCAGCAGGATGGCCGTAAGGAAATGGTTTACTGGGATTATAATGTAAATATTATTAGTGTGTACAACTTCTAATTCGAAAACAGCTGAGTTCAGAGATCTGAACTCAGCTGTTTTAACTAAAATATTCATAAGTTAATTAATTTACTTAAAGTTCTTTTCTCATCAGATCGTTGTTGATAAGTTTAATTGACTTGTCTAACACACCTATCAATTCTAAATATTTGTTCTCATTCATGGTATAGCCCTTATCAGCAATTAATTTGATTAATCTGTAGGATGCCATTATTTTTTCTAGTGTACCTTCGCTTGTCTCTATGCCAATCATAGTTTTGCAATCATTCCAATTATCAACACTTAGATATGTAATAAAAGATCTATTGCTATTTTCTAGATAGTCGCTCTTACAGCTTTCAATAATTTTTTTGTTTGCTGACAATTCATTTTTAATTAATCTTAAAATGGCTGAATTACCTGCCTGACTTTTATTTTTTTCAAGATAAAATGTATTTTGAACCTGGTATGCTGCGACGATATATGCAACAATCCCACCAATAATCCCACCAATAATATTTCCAATAGTTGAAACTAGATCTCCAGCATATGATACTTTCAAACTTTTTAAACTAAAAAAAAGTATACCTGAAAATGATGAGAGTAATCCTAAAATATAGCATAGAATAAGCATCATCAAAATTGATTTAATGGAAAATCCAACTTTATATTTTAGCCATTTATTTTTCAACCCTATTTCCACCTACTTCATTAAATCAAACAAATCAGTTTTTAGCCTTCGAACATCTGAACTCGAAGATTTTTCGATATCAGACATCCGAAGGCTTGCAGCTTTTTTTGAAAAATTATTTCCTTTATAAAGTGCCGAATTGTTGTCAAAATTAATGTTTCGAGGCTTCTTTAGTAAAATGAAATAAATTTCCGTTGATTCTCGAATTACATTTTCATTCAATTTAAAGCCACATTCTTTACAAGTAAGTTCTAAATTTTTCGGTTCAATATAACTATCCACTATCTTATGTGAGCATATTGGACAATCAATGATGTATCTTGGTTTTAATAATTTTACATCAAATCGATACACACCTGCTGTAAATAAATCCAATGTATGTTCTAAACTAATGTCGCAGTCAATACTAAATTGTAACGGATTAATGGTTTTTAAAGTATTTGATCTTCTCGTTCCTAGCCACCAATCCAGTATATCTACTGATTTATCCGGAAATTTCGCCTTCTTTAAATTGTTTAAACAAGGAAAGAACATAGTCTTGATCCTCCTTAGACATCATTTGAACATTTTGAAACAAAATAATTATTCTCTCATTAGTAACTTCAATTTTCGTTTCAACTTGTTTAACTTCGCCATCATCACGAATAAACCATCTGATCCACAGCTTATTCAGTTGTTTTTGCTCATCAAGGGTCTCTCTTGTATCAAAATAAATATCAGCAATTTCGATGCCCTCATTATGAGATAGAGCATTTACTTTTGCACCAGACTGATCGGAAAAGTCGATTCTATCAACAATACCGTATTTATCATCTTGATATGACATGTATTCGTCTATATTTTCTAAAATAAGTGCCCTTTCAAGTAATCTGGCAACTCGATTAGGAACATCAACCTGAACTTTATAGTCATTTAATCCGATCTTTTTAGAAAGATTCTTCACATAATTTTCAATATCTGGCATTATATCATTTGTTTTCTTTCTATACGAGGCTTCTGCACGATCAGTCATCAATTTAAAAATATTATATAAAGTTTCTTTTTCACCATCCATGCTGAGGTAACTAATTCCGAAAGTTTTTTTCAAAAATATTTGATAATAGTTGAACACATTACTACTGTGTGATTGATCAACCAAAAAATTGTTTATTGGTCTTGTCTTAATTAGCATGTAGTTTTCACGAGGGAAAATATCAACCCAATCATAGTCATATAAAGTGTTAGTTATAATTCCTCTATCCTCATCTTCGACTTGTATATCATATGGACGTTTTATAGCCATTGATATACGGATAGTTTCGTCAGCTTCAGAATCAACGTTCAAATATACTAATTTCCCATTTTGAATATCTTCATCGTCGATAATAGCATTGTTAAAATCTTCGAATGGCAGCCCGCTTTTTTGTAACTGTTGCCTCACTAACGCTTCACTACCGATAATTTTCAAACTTTCGATTGAAAAATCGCACCAAAATATTTGTCTATTTTTACTACTACTTAACTCATCAACAACAAATTGATTAAATTTTTCCAACAATATTTGATCATTATTGATATATTCTTCCACTCTATGAAAAGCATCCCCGCTAAATGGCTTACCATTTTTTCTTAAAAATGCTTGGCATCTATATTTAAAGACGAATTCCTTAATACCTCTAGATAAAGAAATCCTTGTGCTTGGCATAAATTCTCCTCCACATTAGAAATTCAAAGTTAACTTAAATATACACCAAATGGAGAAAAATAGAGAATCCTTTTTTATCTTTTTTAATTATATGTTCCACAGCATTGCCACAGCCAGACTGTCTCAATTATTCTTTCTTTACTCGTTCAATCATCTCATCAATAATACTCCATCCGACCATGTGAAGCTGATGAATCGCTCTTTGCTGTTCTTCCTTGGTAGTGGTCGGCTCAACAACATGGATCATTGTATTGCCAATAATATATGTAACAGCATATTTTCCATTATTCCTAATTTTAAGTATTACAATAACACCTCCTTGTTTTATCGTATATGTTCAGGGCGTCGGCGTAAATAAGTGATTATTGGTAACTATTTTAATATTTAGTAGTTAATGTTTTTAAAATAATTGTATAATTCAATATAAGGGAGGAATTTTATGATTGAGAAAAGAAAATTGATCAGAGAAACGCCTTTTTCCAAAGTCTTTGGAGATAGCACTGGAACATATGAATATATTGATTTCAAAGTAGCCGGGACATCTTTCAGACAAAAAGAAATAAAAAAAGCCATTCGCGAAGAAAAAGATATGGGGCTGCTTGATGACCCATATCAAGGCATGACAAATAAAGAAATAAAAGAAATAACATTTGATGAACCAGTTTTTCAATATGACGGTCTTACTTTTAGCAAATGTGAATTGAAACTAGAACCTGATAATGATGTTGATAAAAAAGCTATCGCTGTCTACGTTAATGAATACAAAGTTGGGTTTGTTCCCCTTAAAGGGTTTAAAAAAGGTAAAGACTACTTATATGAAAAGTTGACAATGCAAACTAACATGAATTTCATGGTGGATTTACACGGTGGAAAATACAAAATAAATAGAGACGATGAACATATAGAAACCGGTCAATCTGATTACAAATTGTCTGCAGATGTGATCATAACATTAAAATGAATGGCATTTTTGAGAAATTGAGTAAATAGTTTTTCGTAATGGCTTAATCCCATGTTAAAAAATGTTAAAATTTATGAAGTATGTATTCTCCGATTGACTACTCACTCAGCATGCCTAGGATAGCTGAACTTTTGTCAATCAATCAACAGCATTCGGAGAAGATGCCTTTTCAGTTAGCCATGTCTCGCGAAAACAAGACCATCCTATTGATTGATTTTGATCATGGTGAACCAGGCGTGGATTTGCACCACACAAAATGGCCGAGCAATTCCATCTCACGAGTTTTATTCAGAATAGATTGGACATCAGGAACGACTTAGAAACGCAAAAAAATTAACGACACGACAATACAACGTGAAGGAAAACAACGATCACATCTGAATAATTACGGGTTCACTCCCGATGCTCCTATGCAAAGCACATGATAAGCGTCTACCTATTCCGCCACTGGTTCATAGATTAAGATAATTTGTATGTCGTTACCTCACTAGGTAGCCGTTCAGGATATTTCTTTCTGCAATATTTAATTGCCTTTTTTTCAATTGTCGGATCAGGTTCTGCTAATAAATATTTAGCTGTTGGATAATCCAAGAACGTCGATAATGCATACGGCCAAATGCCTAATATTCTCGCAATATCATGTCTCTTTAAAAAGTCAAAATTTAAAGTTAAATATTTAATTTTTCCGTAATAAGATGCGTTAATGTTCTGCATTTTGGCTTCTACTTTTTTATTCGGGCAACCATTGAAGTAAGCATCTGAAATAATATCGTTATTTACAAGCCACTGCTTTATTAATGCCTCCCCACGTTTTATATCCTTACTCACTTTACCAACAGGTTGATTACACCGTTTAGAAATTTCTTGTTTGTCCTTGTCGTGAACATAATAATCTAAAATAATCTCTCTGAATACATCATTTTCATGGAATATTGCTTCTTCAATTATTTTTATAATTTCTTTGTCTGAAACACCCAGTCCCTTGTGATCAGGAATCAAATCTTGAAAGTCAGTAGTTTTATCATCTTTACCTATTTGCGTTTGGAGACTAATCCATGAATTACAGCATTGTTTTGATTTTTTATAATGGCTATATAATGCTTGTTTCATTGCAGGAAACGCAATGGTAGAAAACTTAAATTCGGGCTTTGTCTCATAAATCCTAATTGCTTCTGCCAAACCTAAAAAACACCACCCTAGAATTTCTTCAAAATCATTATCAAAAAATCGAAAACGGTTTGCGATGTAATATACCATCTTCTTTGAAGACTTAACCAGATCATTCATCCAATCATCTTCTTGAGTGATATTGCTCATAAATACGTACCACCCTTACTTTTTTATTTTCCTAAATTTCTTGTATCCTTCCAATGCTTGTTGTCTTCTTTCTTCATTGAGAAATTCACCATGAGGGAGACTTGGAATAGTGGCTGCTTGCTCTTTCGCCCAACCAAGTTTGTTAATTCTTGAACGATACGTTCCATAATTAATGCCACTTTTCTCCGCTTTCCGTGCAAACTCACTCTTACCACGCTTAACAGTTGCGAGAGCTGATAAAATTGGTGGCCATCCTCTACTAACTCTTGAAATGAGTGTCTTCTTTTTAATTCCATTCTTCTCAGCAAGATCTAAATAATTCGTATAATTTGTTTCCTGTTTAATTCTGCACTTAACAGCAGGAATTGTTATCGCTTCTTGAACAGTCCATCCCGAACGATACACTCTTGATTTCATCGTGTTTTTTGATATCTCATTTTGCTCTGCAATTTTTTTGTGATCTGTTGTTATATGAAATAAATTGTTTTTATCATTCAGAATGCGTTTGTTGACAGTCTTTCGATACGCTTTCCCTTCTTCAGCCGCCAACTTTAAGGCATCTTCTTTTGACATTATTGGTATTGTTGCCGCATCGTGTGGATCCCATAAGTTATCATGAATACGTGCATAGAGACACTTATAGTTAATACCATTTTGTTCTGCTAATTCAACAATTTCTTCGCTTATAACTTTAAATGGTCTTTTTGGACGTTCTGCTGCTTCTCTAAGACTCCAGCCGCTTCTAATTACTCTGTCCCTAAACACTTGGCGAGATATTCCATTTTCATTTGCACGTTTAAGCCATTTTTTCCAATCGGAACTGTTCAAACATAGGAATTGACTACTCACGCATATTCACCGTCCTAATCACAGATAATAAGTTGGAAACTCAAACTTAATCGTAAACGGGTCACTTGCTCCTGTGATGCGAAAATCATTTTTGCCATTTTTTATTGTTATGAGATTATGGTTTGTCTCGCCAAAAATCGAGAAGCCATTTTTTCGGCTAAACACTCCATCAAGAGTAATTTCATCGCCCGCAGTGCTTAAACCGGTATATTGCCAAACATCGCCTGTTGTCAGGTTCTCAATCTTGAGATTGCTTGATGCACCTTTGAATTTAATTAACAAATCGTGGATTCTTGGATCAATCGTCGTATCCCCGATATTCCAAATTGAGAATGAATTGGTATCTCGCGTATAATTTACGCCATCCAAGGGAATGCCTTGCTGTGCCGCTTGCACACTGATATCCCTGGCAAATCGAGCATATGGATAAAATGACATCAATGGAATGGTTACTGCTGCATCAATAGAACCCGGCTGTTTTTCAACTGTTATTTTCCCCGATAGTTTTACTCTCTCCCATTGAAGACTTGGATGAAGTTCATCAAAGAGATGAAAATAGTCTTTGCTATCTACTAGAATATTTAATTGATGTAAAAAATCTGCAAACTGTGATTCGTTTCCTGCAAATAACAAAAAGCGAGCCGTCATGGCTCGCATTCCATATGTTGTTCCCTTGTCAATCGCACCGTCAACATTGGAAACAGTTCCTGTAAGCGTTATTGGCTCGGGAGGATCAATAACAAAGTCAGAAAATATAAGTCCCTTGTTCTCATCAAGCCTGACTTTTTCTTTTCCCTCACGCTGAATCAGCAACGTCCTCTCGTTCATCTTGTTAATGACCATCACCCCATTATCGCATCATCTCGAACTTGCTTTGTAAATTCACGATTTACCGCTTCAGCGAGGACCCTACTATTTAATTTTATTGTCGTATTCTTTTGTGCAATTAATTCTAACAGTTGGTTAGTACGTTCCGATTTATTAATTAACTGTCCGATAAGAGAAATGAGTGCTGAGTTGTCATTGTTCTTATCATTTCCATTCTCAGATCTTGAAGAATCACCCGATAGATAATCAAGAACCTGATACATTAATTGAATGGCTCTGTTCGTGTTGGTTAATGGAATAATAGCTTCAGGTTTATTTCCTTCTGCAATATGGGCATATTGTTCTGTTGAAACAATGGCTCCGTTTGCATATCCATGCCCTTTGCCCAATGCAGATAATGATGGACCATAGCGATGCTTCGCATAATTCAATGCAGCGAGTAAATTATCAAAACCACTGAAGATATTCCCATGCCCTGAAAACTTATAGGCATTAAATGTTGCGGAAATCGTCTGCATTAACCCTTTGGCTAGGTCTCCACTCAAGGTGTTTACATCTGTATAGCCATGTTGTACGGCATGTGGGTTGCCACCGGACTCCGTAGCAATCTGACGGAGCACTTTGCTGACCATGGATCCGCTAGTAGACAAATCATTCATGGACAACGCTCGAATGACATAAGGCCGCCAACGCTCGACACCGCTTCCACCCGGTTCATCAGCAAGTGTTAACTTCTCTTTAATCCAGTTCAAGGCTTCCTTCGTGGCATAAGTAACTGTTCCCTTGGCCATATCAGCAATGGTTCCGCTCAGCCCGGACAGATCGGTAAACTTATCGACAGCAGTAGCCAACAATTGTGATGGATGAGTAACTGCATTCCAGAAACTATTCGCTCCCTTTGAAATAGCCGAGAATCCACCTTTAACGAAGTCCATAGCAGAACCTAGCCAGTTTCCCACACCGAATTGAGGTATTATTCCTGCTTTCATCAGAGATTCAGTCTTGTCGCCGCCCAAGATGCGAACCGGCTGTTTGAAATTGTAAAGCGTAGCCTTGTTCGGACTGACTTCAATGCGACCGTCAGGATGTTTGATCAGTTCATGTTTCCCTTTTTCGCCAACAATGGCAAGCCCCTGAGCAGAACCGCCTTTGGCGTACTGGGGAACGTCCCATTTCTTGATTTTTGGGGCATGCACTTTACCAAGTACCCAGTTGATCCCACCGATAACCCCGTTGACACCTTTTCCAATGCCGGAGAGCATGCCATTGCCGAGATCAACAAACGCCTGTTTGATTGCATCCCAACCATTTTTAATACCGCTCGCCATGCGGTGGGGCAACTTTTTAAAGTAATCGACGATCTTCCCACCGATTGACTTCACTTTGTCGAGCATGTCGCCAAGGCGGCCACCCGTTAAGTCATTTAAAGTATTGTAGCCTGTCTTGAAATAGCTTTTGACTGTGCCCATGGCACTTTTACTCGTTTTCTTCATGTCACTGCCGAGTTTTGACCATTTGCCGTGAATCAGATCTTTGAATGTCTGCGTCGCGTCTTCCATGGTTCTGTGTCCGTTTTTAAAGGTCTTTTTTAAACCAGTGAACATGGTTGAAGCGGCACCGTTTGTGTGTTTGTTCAACCAACTATGTTTGTCCGCAACCTGGTCAGCCATCTTTTTCGTTGCATCGACAGACCATTTTTTCATGTCATTGAACTTATCCTTGGCGGCGTTAGCCATCTTCTTGGCGTGATCGCTGACGCCTTTTTTCATATCACCGAATTTATCTTTAATTCCACCAGCGAATTTTTTAACGCCGTCAGTGATCCCATTCCAAATCCCTTTAAACCACTTACCCATACTGCCAAAAATTTTCTTGATATTGGACCATATTCCATTAACAAAATCTCTGAATTTCTCATTATGCTTATATAGGGCAACGAATCCGGTCACTAAGAGTCCGACTGCAGTGATAATGAGTCCGATGGGATTCGCTTTCAAGGCAAGGTTCAATGCTTTTTGAGCGAACGTCCAAGCCTTGGTAGCACTGGTAATAATTTTTTGTCCAGCTGCAATGGCTACCGCTTTTGCTTTTGTCAGGAAACTTTTACTTAAGGATCCGACCCATTTAGCTGAGTCTTTGGCTGCCGATCCGACGCCTTTAATACTAGAAGTAATCGCTGTGCCCGACCACTTGCCAATGCCTTTGATTCCTTTGCCGAGCCCTGTGACCGCTTTATGGCCAATCGTGCTTTCACTCCGCATGTAGGCAATTGATTTTGAGGTAGCTGAGAATCCTTTACCGGCAAGCGACAGTGCCGGATTAAGCAGACTCATTGCCTTGTTCATCAGCAACATGCCTGTGGCTAGTTCCGCAAACTGCTTCGGATGCTCCGCAATGAGGTTAAGCACCGGCTTTAGCACCTTATTCAACGTCTTCGCTGTTTCTGATACGGCCGGTCCTACTTTCTTAAAGGTATCGGCGAATGTTGTGGCGAACGCTCCGGCTTGCTCCTTGGCTTTATTGAAGAACTTTACGATGTCTCCTGCGTGATCCGCAATGAAGTTGCTGAATCGTGTGATGCCCTTGGTCAACGCGTTAACGGCCGCATCTGCAGTATGGGTCGCTCCCTTGGAGCCAAACACCTTACCAAACGCATTCAAAATGGTCGTCATGCCCTTGGAGGCTGCGTCGCCCATCTTTGAAAATTCTTTCTCAGTCGTTCCACTGCTTACCCATTTTGACATCACGCCAAACAAATCAGCCTGAGCCTTCTGAAATGGTTTTTGAAAGGCACCGATCAGTGCCGGCACTCTTGATTTCACAATACGTTCCATACCGGGTAGAGTCTTCATCATGTTTTCAGAAGCTTTGGCGTACTTGTCGCCTAAAGACTCCATAACTGCTTCAGCGTCTTTTGCACTGATCTTGCCGGCAGACATTTCTTTTCGCAATTCAGCCATCGTCAGCTTGCTATTTTTTTGAACTTTACGTTCGTACTCTAACAGCTGTTCCCCATACATTGGCAGCTGATCGGTGATGTTATTAAAGTCCTCAAGCTGCATCATGCCCGAGCCTAACATGTGTGTGAAGTTTAGGCCTAACCGTTGCAAATCAGCAGCACTCATGCCGAGCGTATCGCCTAACGTCAAAACGGATTTCGTCAGCTTTTCCGTTCTCGGCTGGTTTTCAAACACGTGATAGAACTGTTGATCCAGTTCATTCACAAGATCCGCGGATTGGCCAAAGGCCACAGACATCTGATTGACGCTGTCCACCATGGCCTTGCCTTTTTTTGCTGAGTCCGTAAGGGTTTTCCAGGTTGCGTTCATGACCTGCTGTTGTTTGTTATATTCAGATCCTGCCTCTCCCGCCTGATGGAGTGCAGAGGTGATTCGGGTAAACCCGGCAATAATCCCACTCGCAACGAGGTTGGCTCCAATCAGTTTGGCAAAGATACCTCGGGTCTTCTCGGCACGTGTCGAGAGTCCATCCAAACTTTTTGAAATCGAAGAAAAAGAAAAGCGAGGCTTCTTGGCCATCGCTTCATTCAAATCGTTAAATTCATTTTTGGTGTGTCCGATCTTTCCCGCCAGTTCATTCACACGAATGGCCTGTTGCCGGTATTCACGAGAGTTTTCACCGGATTCAGTCTTAATCCGTTCAAGCAGTGTCTGCTCTTTACTCTGAATCTCGGTCAGCTGTTCAATCTCTGCCCGCAGTCCCTTAGCTTTCGCCTGATTCGCTTCCTGCTCTTTTCCTTGAGCCCGGTACATCTTCACCGTCGATTCCATCTCACGTTGGAGAAGGGAGAGTTCCTGCTTATTATCGCGAATGCCGGTCTTCTCAAATTCGTACATACGGCCGGCTTTCTGCTGTTGCTCAACCAATGAAGCCAGTTTGTTGGCATTCAAATTGATCTGTGCGGTGAGTTTATCGTAAGAGGCTGCGTTCTCAGATGTCCGTTGACCCATCGCCTTCAGTTGGCTCCGTTGTTCATCGACAACGTTGTTCTGCCGCTTGATCGATTCAGTCAGACCATCATATTTCGATTTGGCAGCCCCGACATGGTCACCCAGTTGATTAAAGATCGCAAATTGTGCCCGCCATTGCGTAGTTGCCGCACGTACGCTGTTCTGCATTGCTTTTAAGCCGACTGATACCTTGCTGTCGTCCAGTCCGACATGCACAACGAGATTGGCAATTGCTTGAGCATTTAATGATCCTGCCATGGTTTCACCCCCTTCTTGATCAGATCAGCAACAGAAATCTTATCTTGTTTCTCTGTGAACAGCTCACAGAGCTCGTAATAATCTGATTCATCAACGTCGTTCAGCGTCCAGCCAAATAATTCCTTGATGAGACCCTTTTTTAACTTTCGAATCCCCTCAAGAGCCTCATCAAGACTTACTTTTTTCCTTCCGCTGCACCTTCATCATCAATGTGCAAAATACCGTTGATCAGCTTGAAAAGCAGGGATTGAAAGTCATCGTAAAGCAGATTGTCTTTCAGAAAATCAACGGTAATCGTCTCACTGTTAACCATGTCAGCAATGTACTCCGCAACCGCATTAAGGTTGTCAAGATTAGATTGGATGGTTTCCGTGATCGATGGCATTGCCGATGCATTGAGTTCCTCTGCATCAAAACTCTTGGCCGCTTCATCTGCTTTTCCTGCAAGACTCAGGAATTTCTTCTGAATAATATAGGTCTTTTCCACATTGCGTACTGTTTCTTTTACGGTGTACTCTTTACCTTTGATGCGAACTCTAACGGACATTTCATTTCACCTCATCATAAAAAATTAGCTTCCGGAAATAATTCCAGAAGCAATCAATGCTGTTACAATTTGTTCAGCGGTTGCAGTTGCTGGGTCAATATGGGCAGCTTGCTTTACCATTCCCGCGGTATCCGTAGTTGATGGACCCAGGTTGATGGTTGTTCCATCTTTAGTGATTTTCCCTGATCCTTGAAAGGCAAGCTCTCCGCCAATGACTAAGCGGCTTCCACTTTGATCGCTATAATTTTTAGTCGTATTCAATGGCAATTAGATCATCCCCCTCATTAAGCTGCTGTGACTGTAACATTGGCAATGGCTTTCTTCGTGTTATCGGCACTAGATGTGGCAGTAATTGTTACTGTACCAGCGGCCACCCCGGTAACTTTTCCTGTTGAATCAACGGTTGCGATCGCTTGAGCAGAGCTTGTCCAATCGATATTCTTGTCTGTGGCATTTGCCGGAAGAACTGTAGCCGCCAGTTGAACCGTGGAGCTGACCGCAACGGATGCTGTCGTTTTATCCAAGAACACACCTTCAACCGGTACGTTTACCGCTGTCGTTCCTGGGAACACCAATCCTTGCCAGTTCGTCAGCGAGAATTCCGAATCAGCTTCATAACCTTCAGAATAGACAAGGCTGTCAGAAAGCCGTGTAACAGCCGTGAAGGTCAATGCATCCGTTGAATCTGTTTCCTGTGCTTGGTTTGTTTGTGGGTTGCGGTCTGGATAACCGAATTGTCCCTTAACCAAAGCAAGAAAGGCTTGTTTACCGTCGGAATCATGGCTCATTGCTTCAATAGAGCAGTAAGGAGCTACAGTATCCTTGGTCAATTGATAGATACCGTTTATTTTTTTTGCTCCGGTAATCTTGTTAACCAAATCAAACGGAAGGTTTAGAGCAGTAAGAGCAGCGGTAACTGCTCCTGTCCCTTTTCCTGCAATACGAACTACTTGGTCACCGCCATACTGCGGTGTTGTCCCGTAATTCAAGTTCTGGATGTTCAACCCCTGGGGACCACCGCTTTTTGCCAAGACCGTATAAATATTTTCCGGTTCAATCGTTTCATCTTTGAAACTGTTATAAATACCAATTCGTAGTCGTTCAAAACCAACTAACATAGTCGCTCACACTCCTAATTCTTGTTTTGAATACTGCATCGTAAAAAACAGCTCCGATGTATCGGGATCTTCATCGATTCCGCCATCGTAGCTGTTAAACCACTGATTATCTTCCAGTACTTGATTCATTTGTTTTTGAAATTCGTCGATCACATCATGATCCGGACTGAACCATGCTTGAATCTGCACAGTACGGTATCTTCCTTGTGCATGATTCCCACCAAAATTGGTAAAAGGAGCACGCACATCGGTGACGAGTAAACACTCGGCATTATCTTGCATCTCCTTTGGGAGATTAAAAGACTTCATGTTTTCAGAAGGAATGATCTGCGTCAGTTCAGATGAGCCACGCAGAAGATCCCGTACCTGATTCGGCGAGGACATAGGCATCACTCCTTGAGTACGTCATACATCGCTTGTTTCATGGCACCTTGTGCCTGGTCAAAGCTGTGTTCCATGAAGTGCAGACCTTGGACTTGTTTCGTTCCATTGTTAGCCGTTTTGATCGAAGTGGTCGTTGCTCTTTTCTTCCCCACGGCCTTGCCTTTTTTACGAATTTCATAATGATAACCTGCAGTTGTCTGATGCCCATTATTGAGGAAACGCCCATAATATCCATCCTCAGCAAAACCGACATCTGTGGAACCATCCGGATATTGATTAGGTTTATAGGTCACCGTATCCCTCAAGTGCTTCCCTGTCTTTTTCTTTTCATCATAGGGAATATTTGGCTTCAGATGATCAATGAATACGTCAGCGGCCGCGTTAACCGCTTGGACACGTTTCTCTTTTGGAATGATCATCTTGTCTAAATTCTTGAAGAAATCATCCATGCCGGTAATCTCTGTATCAACCATTTTTACCCACCTTCTTCAATGTGACTGTGTCATATCCAATTGGATTAGCGGATTCATCCGGATTGACGTTCAGGAGGTTGTAGGTAACTCCGTCCAGTGTCGCCTGCAGGCTATCGTTTACCGCAGGGTTATGACGAATAACGACCGTTACCGTGTCCTGGTACTCCGTACCGATCAGCGAATAGGTTTGGCTCAATGATCGCACCCACTTCTTACACCAAACGGAGAACTGTGGAACAAAAGTTGGCTTATTCACACCGCTTGGCAATTCAATCGACTGAACCGTGCCAAAGGTAATCCGCTTATTCAGTTCCGATGGATCCCGAATCAGCGCCACTATCATCACCGCCCCACATCATGCCTCGTAGTGAATTAATAATCATCTCAACCCCATAAGGAAGAACGGCCATTGGCACCTGTGTCACCGCCAGACGATTAAAGAACCAACTTCCAGCTAGCAGTGAGACGGCTCGGACAAACATAGGACGCTCATAATATTGAGCTGTCTCAATGGTTGAATCCACACTATGCATGATCACGTCCTCTGCTTGCTCAACAAGCTGACCGAGATATGCGGCGTCGCTTTCTGCATCGATACGTAGATCATCCTTCATCTGTTCAACCAGACTGTCCGTATCACTTGGCGTTTTACGTTCTGTCATCAGGATCACCGCCGATCATGCGAATTTCAGGGTGACGAACTTGCCGGCATCCGGATCGGCTTTTTTGAAATCGGCACGGAAGTACACGTAGAAGTTCACGCCGTAGACATCGTTTTGTACCCACTTCGCTGTTGCATCGGTTCGCATCGCTTCTAGTACAAATGACTTCGGATCACCCACAAACACTTTAGAATCACCGGCTGCACCCAGCACCTCATCTTCGACAATCGTTACTGGAGCACCAAGAATGATCTTACCGGACGATGCAGTGATCGAGTCCTGAAGCAGGTATCGGCCATTACCATCTTTCAGCTTATCCAAGACTGCATAAGCCGATTGCGAGACAATGAACTGTTTCGAATAGCCGATTGGGATCTGCACATTGAAAATGTCTTTAATTTCGTCGAGTGAAGTAGCTGGTAAAGCCGTAGCTGTTGCCAGTACGCCGCCAATCTTTCGTTGTTCCGTCAAATTGCGAGCATCATGAACAAACTCAGATACAAGTGCGTCAATATTCACCTGTCCATCGTCCAGGGACTCCTGAGAAACCGGAAGCTTACCGCTATACGTTTGCACCTGGTAAGGCACCGGAATAAACTGAGGAGCGTCAATGCCCGGCACATTGGCCAGTTCTTCTTTTGTGACGAGCCCCGCCCCTTGCTTTTTCAGAATTGGCAACGTACCGGCAGGAAGTGAAACGGTCTGCTTGTTGACGAGTGTCGACAGCTGATTTGTTTTCGGTGGCTGTTTGTACAAATCCATAACCGCTTTTGGAATCGTGACTTCGGTGCCTGTCGTTGTCAGACCGTCACGAGTTTCACCACGCGAACGCATATATTGATCAAACGCTCTGACTTCTTCATCAGCATTTTTGTTAGACACGGTTCGCGTATTCGGAACCACGCTGATAGAAGGAAGCTTACCTTTAAGGGAGCGAGTTTCCGCCTGTTGGTGTGGATCGTTTCGTTCTGTATTCGTCGGATCTGTCTCCGTATCTGCCGATTCATCATCGTTGGTTTCCGTCAATCCACATGCCTCCGCCAACGTCGCAATGTCTTTGTCCAGTTTATCAATATCGCTCTGCAGTGTCTTGCAGGCATCCACGCACGCCTGCATATCGCCCATTTTTGCACCTCCACCATCTGTTAGAGCACGGGTCTCTTTGATCTTCGCTTTCAACTGTGCACGTTTTTCATTACGTTCTTTTTTGGCTTTTTCGAGCACTTCTTTTAGTGTCATTAATCTAATGCCTCCTCAGCGATTTCCGCTAATTGTAATTGCAACTTGATCTTCTCAAGCTGCTGATTTCTTACCTCATTCTTGTGCTGCTCAAGCGAGCGTGTTGCGGTGACCGTGGTATCGGCATACGCGGGCACGCACGTCAGAGAGATTTCAAACAGCTGGTCGATCTTGCGGACCAGCCGAGTATCCTTGCCTTCCTCGTTTGTGTTCCACTGGTCTTCCGCAACGGTAAAGCCAAAACTCATGCCCTGTACGTTGCCGTTACGGACATTTTCAAAGACATCACTGCCAAGCGTTGTGTGCGGGATCGTGCAGTCAAAGTGCAGTCCCTTTTTATCCACCCTGAGAAGCAGCGTTTTCGTGTCCGTCCGTGCGAGCACATTCGCCCAGTCGTGGTTGTAGAGACAGAACACGTTGCTTAAATCAACCTCATCCAACGCATGGGGATCTATCGTTTCAATAAACCCCAAGTCATTCGACGGTTGATTGAAGGCCAACGCATAACCGCTGACAATGTGCCCGTTCTGTCCATTCTCCCGAACCTCGACCTTGACCGGTACCGAACGAATCTCTTTTTTCTTCGCCAATTTGCCATCACCCCCTTATCGCATTGGCCAGAATTTGCTGGGCTTGGTCTTGCGAGTACAATCCGTTTTTTACTGCTGTACTCATTCGGCCTTCGAGAGCGGAACCGTCCGGGTCAATCGCCGGTTCAATGTCGAGACCAAAGCTTTGACCTGGCAGACAAAGTTTGCTGGTCAATTCACTGGTAACTGGGTTGGTGTACCGCGTCAGGCACGTCGCATAAAGTCCGCGGATCTGATCAATATTGCTGTGTTCGGATTCCGCATCCAACATGTCCTTCGGCACCGCAAACACTTTGGCAATCTGTTGCCGCGTCCAATCGACACCGGACAGAATCTTGAGAACATCCGCATCGATTCCTGACGAAGAATCGTAAGTCATGGTACTGTCAAGCACCAAGAGACGGCCGGCATTAACACCCGTATTGGCTTTCTCAAATTCTGTACGGATGTTGTCCTTAGCTTCTTTGTCAAGCAGCCCTTTTGCCACTGTCAACCTGCCGCTTGGGTTGATGCTTTGCATGAGTGTCGTCATCAGCAGCTTATCGGTTTGATTCTGCAGTTTCACTTCACTGGCCAGAGCCAGCAGCGGTGAAAGACCGATTACTCCGCCATCTTTCGAGAGCAGCCGAAAGTGCAGCACGTCTTTACTTCTCAATACCACCGGTGAACGTCCATCATTGAAGATGAATTGATAGAACAGCTGCTGACTGTCGTCGGTCATCAGGACATTGGTTTGGGCGTTCGGCACGAATTCAAGTTTCGTTGGTCGCCCGTCATTGGTTCGCCAAATACCGCAGTAGGAGTTCCCATTCAACAGGAGATTCAAGACCACGGATTGCCAAAAGGTAAACGCGTTGGTCAGTTGATTCGGGTGCCTCCCGACTAAATTCAATAAAGGATCATCTTGCAACCCTTTCAAAATGAATCGAGCACTGGACACATCACTGGCAATCAAGTTTGCACAGGAGAAAATGTCCGAATTTCTTAAAGCGGCATCCGTTGAAATCGCATCCGTTGACATGGTTAGCTGTCCGTTGCTGTTAAACCCAAGAAAGACGTTCCCGCCACCGCTACCAAGGTTCTGCATCCGTTGTTCCCCGCGTTTTCCAAAGAGCATCGCTTATCACCTCCCACCCGGTGACTTACCGTCAGAAAGAACAGCCACTACCATAAGGGCAACGGATAAGGCAAAAAGTCCCGCAGTTTGGTTGATACAGAACGTGGCGTAAACAAAAACACCTAGCCCAATGAGAAAGAGCAAGGTGTGCACATTCGATAGAATAAAGGTTGTTAGTTTCGTTAAGTTCAAGGTTTCATCCACCCCCTTTAAAAACTGAATCGATTACTTTTAAAAAAGTCATTGAGGTCATCATCACTCATGCGATCTAATTCGCTCTTGCCAGCTTCATCCTCAAAATAGAACATCGCCTGATAATGTGCGTCCATCGCAGCATCGACAACATCAATACGTTCGGTATTTTTGTCCTTGTCGATCTTGATCCCATTGTTATCCGTCAAGATGACCGCATTCGCAAACGCGACCTCCATGATACGATCCGGATCATGCGTGATGTTTCCCGATAAGACTTTCAATCTAAAATCTCGTGTTGGCGAATTAAGCGACTTAGTCCCTTGACGGATAGCCACGAGATTCCACTCTGTATTGTTTTCAATCATCTTGATGATCTTGTCAGCATGCCATTGATCGTAGAGAAAACCCAAGACCTTAAGCCCGTTTTTCTCAACGTAAGTCATGATCCAATCGTATACTTGGCCATCATTGATGATCCCGCTCTTTTCTTTCGTGATCGTGCACTCGCCTTTCTTTTCGAGTTCACGGTACGGGATATTGTCCATCTTTTCTTTTTCCTCAATACCGCCTGCATACCGCGTTGGCACAAAGGAATGTTGCCTAATATGAAACATCTGCTGACCGTCATCGGAAAGATAGGGGAATTCAAAAACAATCCCCACATCGTCATTAGACATTGACACATCAAGGCCAATGAAGACGTCACGACCAGTACTATCAAACCCAGATCGTTCCGTCGCTTTCCAACTCTTCGCATCCATGTACGAGTTTTCTTTGGCCGACATCCATAGATTCATATTTTTAACAAGAAACGCATTGACCCGTCCAGTCGCAATTGCCTGATCACGTTCGCTGATAATGCCCTTGGTGAGTGATCGCCGTTTCGGTGGAAAAGCCATCAGCGGATTTGATTTCTCCCAGCTGGTCGGATCATTCATTTCTTCCGAATCATCCTGCTCAAAAACAGCAGCAAAATAATCGTCCATCTGCAGTTGACCATCTAGCACCTTACTGATCATCACATATTCCTCATAAAGTGGAACTTTCAAATCAGTTCCGGCTGTTGACGACTGCAGAAGTAACGCTTCCTCATTAGCAACCATGCCGGAACTCACCTTTGAGAGAAACGAACGATCCGTGCATTGATGCGTTTCGTCCAGACAAGCCAAAGTCGCGTGAATGGAGTCAATGCCCTTCGTATCGGTTGAGATCCGTTTGATGAACGTTCCGGATTTTTTGATGCGGATCTCATTAAACAAAACGTCCGCGACTTTATTAACTTCCGGATCCATACTTTTCAGCTTCTCAATCGTTAAGCTGTTGTACTGAAACAAGCGGTCTGCCTGATCGATGCTGTTAGCTCCACATACAATCTGTCGGTTATTCTTTGGCGTTCCAAAAAAGAAGTCGTACACGCATAGCCACGAATCAATCTGTGTTTTACTGTTGGTTCGAGCCATACTGATCAAGCCTTTTTTCCAACGCTTACCACCATCTTTTCGTCGCCAAGCGTGAATCATACACACCAGCCATTTTTGAAACGGCATCGGTGTGATGCGTTCGCCTGTATCAATATCCGGAAGAAACGAAATAAATTGGACGATCTTATCAGCGATTGCCTCATCATAGAAGTAGGGAAAATCATCATCCTTCACACGCTTCAAATCATTAAGATGCCGCTGGCACGCTTGTTGAATCTTTTTACAGGCAAGGATTTTTCCCTGCAACACGTCACGGCAATATTGTGTCCCTGCATCCATTAAGCACCACCGCCAAACATTTGAAAGAAGCCGGATGGTTCTTCATTATCCTTTTTCTTTGTGGGCAACATGCTTGATCGTGAAGCATAGGTCAAACCCAACTCTCGGGCACACTGTTTAATTTGTACCGAAGATTCTTTCATGACCGTAAATGCCGGATTCTTATGTATACCATCCGGAGCGATACCTTGCTTTTTCACATCACGAGTCGCCCGAATCCACGTATCATAAAAGGTGCACATCAATTCTAGAACAGATTGATCGATCTCTTTCAGTAAATGAAGTTGCTTGAGTTGCGGCACCAATTTTTTCCACAGTTTTTTCCCATAGGTCGGAATATACGCAGGCGGATCATCAGGCAAATCATCCAGAACGCTCATCTGTTCTTCAATGGATTCCAGTTCCTCGCGTTCTTCCGGACGCACATATGATTTTCTGCCGTCAATTGGTTTCAAACGTCGTCCGCCTTGGTTGTTTGAACCCTTCGGAGCCCCCATTTTTTGCCCTCCCCCAAAAAATTTTAGAAAAAACACTTTTATACACACGCGAACACCTAGCTACATCGTTCCTCCCTAAGAGGATGAGGCCCCCCGTCAAAATTATTTTTCACTCATAGTCTCTTCAATTGCATTGATAACATTGGATATTCGGTCAATGACCATGTCATTTGGTCCTAATACATTGACCCCTGACTTCCTCAGTTGGATTAATTGATCCAAATAGTTCAATTGAGCATCAAATTTGTTTTTATTCAACGCTTTTCGCCTTCTTTTTAGCCTGTATTGCCTTCCACTTCTCTGCCTTGGTCTTCCGGTTGTGACAAGTCGGGCATAGATACTGAAGGTTCGTCACGTCGAGTCTTGAATCCCAATTCTGTTTCAGCGGTTTGATGTGATCGACGATCTTCCCTTGTCGGATCCGTCCATACTTCAAGCAGCTCTCACACAATCCATTCGCTCGAGCCACCACATAACCCCTTGTCTTCTTCCATGCAGTTGATTTATAAAACTCCGTGAACAGAGCATTATCATCGCTGTATCGTTGCTTGTTATATTGTCGATCACGAATCTTCTTCCGCACATCGTTGCCGTTACTTGTGGTTCGTTTAACGGTCATCGAATGTTTTTCGCAATAATACTGACTGGTCGGAATCAATTCATGACACGTTGGATAATGGCATTGTCTAAGTCGTGGCACGTAATCACCTCAGTATCCAAACGGTCCAATACGCCTAATCCTTTTCTCCATATAAGCAAAACGTTGATCAAACGTTTTGACCTTATCTTGAAATCTCATCCGTTTAATTAGGGACACCGCATTAGTCAAGTCATCTGTACTCATACCGTTGTTCTCTGCAAATTCCGCAATCATTTGTGCATGCTTAAGTGATCTGGCTATTGGTTTAATCATGATCCTCGCCCTCCAGTCCAGCTGCAGTAATGCTCCAGCCACCAGGTAAAACAGCAATCTTATTTTCAGGAAACACTTTTCTGAAACGTGCTTCGATATCATCGATCTGTAATTTGGAGATATTCCCCAGATAATTTGTATAGACGACAATCACATCATCTCGATGAACAATCATCCGGCCAACATCGACGATTGGCAATCCTGCCTTGTCCAGTTCATTCAATGCGTGTGTCGTTTCCTTTGCTTCGCGACGCAATGCTTTCATGGCTTTTAGAACATCACTGCAGTCAGCACCGATTTTCACTGTTAAATCATTTGGCTTGCTCTGATCGGCTTTTGATTTTGCTTCCTGCAACGCATCAATATAAGTCTTGCGTGCTTCATCGGGCATCGATTCTTTTTCGATATAACCGCGATTGTCTTTTGCCATCCCTGCACAACCTCCTTAAATTTGGGCATAAAAAATAGAGCACCGTTTGAGTGCTCATAACGTATTCAATATATATATGACAATTCGTAAGACAAAAATTATTGATTCGTTTCCTGATTCTTAATCCACTCATCAATTCGTTCTTTCGAAAACATTATTTGACTTCTTACTCGCCAATGCGGAATCTCTTTGTTCCTTACCATCGTGTAGATTGTGGAACGGCTGACGCCAATGTACTCTGCACATTCAACTGTAGTCATCCGATCATGGTTAATCATGCTTTTATTTCTCGTGAAATGCTTAAAACTTTCTGTTTTTTTATCCATTCATCAATCGATGTTTTGGAAAAACGAATTTCATGTCCAATATGCCAATGTGGAATTTCTTTTTTCCTAACCTTCCTATAAATAGTTTCACGGTGACAGCCAGTATACCCCGTAGCTTCTTTAGCATTACGCTCTCCATCATTCATGTTACCAACTCCATTTATCCATAATAGAGATTTTTCCACAGATAGTAGAGATAGTCCTGCTATAAAAAAGTTTTTAGAATTGAAAAAGGGTGGTTTAACTAATTACCTTGACTCGTATTCTCTTGAAACTTCTCTGAGTTCTGTCAGTTCTTTTCTACTGTACTTCTTACCTCTCTCTTTAAGGTAAGACTTTAAATCTTTTTCATCAAAATTTTCAAGATTAAATATTTGTATTTTATATTGATTAAAAAAGTCAATGAGTGGCGTTACATAAACCATTTGCTCTTTATTATCGTAAATATCAATTTCTCCCAATTCAATATAATCCACTGTCTCATTGTTAAGCAAAGAAAAAATATTTACTTTTTTTAGTTGTTCTCCAATTACATCAATTATTTTTGATAACGTACTCGAATCAGAATAAGTACTTATTCTAACAATGTTCTTTAAACTAACTTTTGCGTTGTACTTGCTATCACCAACTAAGATCCATCCATAACAAGATAGTATGTCCTTGAATTTTGAAAATAACTTGATGGATGAATTCTTGTATGGCTTAATGACGAAACCGTTTTTTTCAAAATTGCAATGAACAATCATGACATTAATGTCGTCAAAAATAAAATTAAGTCTGTCAACAATAGAAGTAATAAAATTGTGTTCATATATCATTGATATTGTTTTAGAGTCAATAAAACCATCTCTCTTTAAATAGTCTAAAGTTTGAAGATCATTTCTTTTTCTGAGCCATTTGACAATATTACGGGTTACTACAAACTCACTTTCCCTATTCTCCTCAACATACTCACCTATTGCACAATCACATTTTTCTGCTTCAACCAAAAGTGAATTGATTAAGTCCATTCTATCTTCTACGCTACGGTCACTTTTGTAATCCTCAATTATATCTTTAATTTTTTCTCCTATTTCTAGATATGGATTGACTAAGTCATTTGTAATTAGTATTTCATAATTGTTAACTTGACTATCCCAATTTTCGATTTTTTTTAGAATACCTGGATAATAATGCGTAACCTGCTTATTCCATGCAAGCCTTTCCGCTTCTTTTTGAAGCTGTGATCTTGTTTTTCCCCTTCTTAATTCTATGGAAGGGAATTCATCGATGCAAGTACTACCGACGTTCATCTTTTTTCCATTGATTTTATTTCGAATATTAAATACCCATTTGTTATTTGGTTGATTACAAAGTGAGCAATGTTTTCTCTTTGATTCGTCCTCAATAATTTCAACAGGATTATTACCGCCAATCCATTCATCTTTACAAAGATTGACTACGCCTTGTAACATTTCATTTAAAGTATTAGTCTCATCATCATCAAGTTTTTCTAATTCAAGATCTATTTCATCAGCACTTTTATCCAAGTTTTTTACCATGAACTCAAATATTTCAGGTAAGTTTCCTTTGCACGACTCACTATTTACAATAAGCGATCTGTTTTTCCTATCTAAAATGAGCTTCCTACATAGCTCGGATAATCCCAATATGCCCCATCCCCCATAGCTAATTTATATAACTATAGTATTCGATTCAATTACCTAAAATACCTTCTGAAATTACATATTTATACAAAAAATGCTAGTTAGTTTCCTTATTTCAATCTTTTTATTTGCTCTTTCCATATATGACTGAACCGTTCCCTTGCTGATCTCCAACAATTCAGCTATTTTGCCATAAGAATAAAGTTCACCTATCGCCAGTATGTACACTTGCCGCTCCTTCTCTGTCAACTCACACAGGACATCTTCGATCTGTTCCTTCTCTGCTTGGCTCAAATCTCCTTTCGGTGCTTTGTGCAGGACTTCATGCCTAACCGCGTCCAGTGTTAACGGATCAGATGGATATAATCGGTTACGTTCCGCATTCATATAATGACTGCCGGGATCCCGTCCTGTCTTGAGCCATCTCACCGCATACCGCATATCTCGAATCATTCTGCCAATGATCTCTTTATCTTCTTCAGACGCCTCAGAATAGGCTTTCTCAGCGATCCGTATAGAGTTCCGATAGTCAATTACCATTCGACTGAAACTGCTCATTCTCCGCCATCTCCTTTTCCAATCACACCCAATTCCTTTAAGGAATTCAGTTCATCACTTCTGTTTCAACGCCCCACCCTTGGTTCTCTTGTAAACGGAGTCATGAGCACCCATCAGTTCCTCAAGTTGCCACTGCTTCATAGGCTTGTCTTTTTTGATCTTTTTGGGTTTGTTCGTTTTCACGTCGTTTCCCCCAATCTCTAATAAATAAAAGAGGCACCTACTCTCGCATCTCTGCAAAAAGTAAGTGCCTCCGTTCTCTCCGGTTAGGCATTATTATTTAATTATCCAAAGATTCTCATGAAAGTAGTTTTAATAATATGGTCATGAAGACAACCGCTTCAAATAATCCTGTCCCTACTATCCAGCATATAATTTCACGACGGTATTTTACATGTTCGTCATGAATTTCTTTAGCCATGTCATCAAATTTCATTGAACTTCACCATCACAATGCAATTATTTTTCAGCAAACAAATGATACTGTGGATGATCCACCTGAGCATGATGACATTTGATTTCTACCGTGCCGAACTCTGGTAGTGGGTACATCACAACTTTTCCCTTACTTACAATATAAATCTTTCCGTCATCCTTTGCATTAACTGTGGCAGATAATGTTTCAGAATCGACTGGGATTTCCGTCTTCTCTATTCTCAACTGGTTTCTTGTCATAATAAATTCATTCCCCTTTGTTCTGTTTATGGGCTAGGAACCAATCTATTTCCCCTGTAGTAAGGTCGAAATTGACTTTGATCATCAACCCAATCAATCAAAGACCAAATTGGCACACACTTTTTCCCAACATTCCGCACACGCGGAAAACCTTGAATGTTCATGATCCGGCTTGCTGTCGGTTGGCTGCATCGGAAAAATTTCATAATGTCATGATAATCGAGCATTGCTGGCCACTGTGAAGCAACCGCATATTTTGCTGATAATTCTTTTACCACTTGCTTGGTAATTTGATTCGACAGCTGATTAATAAATTCTTGATCAATCTCTAATTTGATCATTTGAGACACCATCCTTTGAAGTTTTATTCCCCTCTTCTTCAGATAGATGCCTTAATCCTGCTTCAAAAGTTAACTTCTTTGGCAATGGATAGAAGGTCATTCACAGCATCTGTCTTAGAATACATGTCATCATCAATCAACGTTCGTGCGATGGTTAAAACAGATTTACGAACATATGCATTGTGTTCTAGCATCCATAATCTTTCTGAATCAATTTTCTGTTCACCATATTTTAATGGCTTATCTTGCTGCATCTTGAGAATATGCCGCAGTTCCTTAATTTCCTTGTTCTGCCACTGCTCTCGCTTCATCTGATCAAGAGCCGTATACTTTTCCTGGATCGTTTTCAGTTGACCTCTAAGAGCCTCTATGGTTGCATCCTTAACCTTTTCATCTGCCTGAAACTTTGCTAATGATAACACCGCACCTACATTCTTTTCTTCGATCATTGTAAAACCGCTCTCCTTTCAAGATCGCAAAATTTTCCGTACTCCTTGAGAAACGCCAATTCAATGGTTCCCGTTGGTCCATTCCTTTGTTTACTTACAATCACTTCCGCAATGTTCTGCTTGTCCGTCTGACGGTTGTAATACTCATCCCTGTATAAAAACATGATCACGTCTGCATCCTGCTCAATATTGCCGCTGTCCCTCAAGTCGCTCATCATTGGACGCTTGTCCTGCCGCTGCTCTACTCCGCGTGATAACTGGCACAAGAGCAGGACGGGAATGTTATACTTCCGGGCGATCTGCTTCAGTCCCTTGGTAATGGATCCAATCTCTTGATCACTACGATCAAACTTTCCAAGAGCTTTGACATACCCGAGATAGTCAATAATTAGCAAATGCCTTTGATTCGGATTATCTCTCATGGCTTTCCGGATCACTGATCGGATACTCAAAACTGTTTGAGACGATTCATCATGGATCTTGATGTTCATCTGAGAATAAATACCGATTGCCTTGGTGATCCGTTGAACGTCCTCGTCATTCATCAACCGCTTCGGATTTCGCCACTTACCGTTATTCACACGCCCTATGGCTGATATAGACCGTTGAAGAACTGTTTTCTTTGGCATCTCCATACTGAATAAATCTACTGCCGTGCCCTTCTGTGCGGCCGCGAGAGCCACGTTTATGGCGAATGCTGATTTACCTACAGAAGGACGTGCGGCAACCACAATCAAATCTGAATCCTGCAATCCGTTTGTCATCTCATTGAGTGCGTGTGATCCAGTTGTAATGCCTGACAGGTCACCTTGATCCGTTCCCAGGGATTCCATCAGGTCAACCAATACTTCTTGATCTGATCGCCCCTCACTTGCCGCAGCCGATTCGTTTACAACGCTATCAATCTCTCGGGCTACGTTCGCTAGATTATCTTCATCGGGATTTTGTATAAAGCCGGACATGACCTCTTGCAGTTTTCGCTGCTGGTAGTTGTAATGGACAAGTCTTTGATTCATTTCGAAGTCAGCGGTTGTCGGGATAGAATTAAGCAACTCCATCAGGTAGCCGGTACCGCCGATCTCAGCCAATCTATCTCCGCCTAGTTCTTGAAACACAGTTGCTGGTTCAATGCGTATGCCTCTCTTATCCAAGTCCCTGAAGGCCTTGAATAAGATCTTATGCCGTGCGAAGGTGAAATTTTCGACACTAAGCGTGCATTCGTCAATGAGCTCTGGCTCGCTCAGAATCGATCCGATCACGGTTTGTTCTGCTAATTCGTTCTCTATCTGCATCAAGGACGCCTCCCATCTTCACCCGCTTGAGAAATTCATTGAACCGTTCCCAGTCCGGGGGATTTGCCCTTGCCTGCTCTTCCCAACCCTTTATGTTCTCTTTCTCTTGATCGAAGCCGTCTTTCTCCGGACGGACAAGAATATCACCGGGCAATGGCGGGCGACGTGTGTTGGCTGGGTTGTTCACATAGTCATAAAAACGCTGAAGCGTTGGCTTGAACTCTGCATCCTTGGCTGCATTCTTCCAGACGCCCATGTATGTGGCATCGTTAACCACGTAGGTATACATCCGGGCGATCTGTGTGGTTAATTTTGCTATTTCAGCTGGTGTCATTGGCTTCACCTTCTAGGAATTTATTGATTTCTTGCTGCTCTGCTTCAAGTCTTCTAGGAACAGCGGGAGACGCATTATTCTGCCGCTCCGCTCTTTCATGCTGCTTAGTGATGATCCCAACAAGTTGGACATATTTCTCTCTTAGCTTGCGTGTAGAAAGAATGTTGTTGCACCAAAAAGAATCTTTCTGTGACCACTTGATAACGTATTCTATCTGCTCTTTGGTTCTGTTGTCTTGCTCCATCATGAGACGTATATCGTTTGCCCATGACTCAATGTTTGAAGGATCGTTTGCTGCTGGGTTATTTTGCTTTATGAGATTGGCTAGTAATTTTGCTAACCCCATTTGAGTGTCGTCAAATTTATTTGCACGACGTTTATTCTTTTTCTTTACTTCTTTAGTTCTTACATTCTTGTTAGCTGTTAGTTGCCTGTTAGTCGCCTGTTGATTGCCTGTTGCCTCGTCTGTTGATTCACTTTCCTTTGCCTGATATAATCCCCAATTTACAATGGTTATCAGCCTGTTTTGGTTTGTTGACTGATCTGTTAGAAATCCATATGAACCAAACCTGCTCAAGGCAGTGCGTACATTCTGAATTGAGACACCTTTTCCGCACTTTTCGGCGATTTTAGGCAGACTTGTGATCATCTGTCCCGGCTTCGCCATGAACTTTTCCCCATGGAACTCCCAACTTTTTTCTTCATGGTTTGCCATGCAAAGTAACGTGATTAGAATGGTTTTCTGCTCAGGGGTAGACTCCACCCATATTGGCTTGTCAATCAATTCACGGTATATTTTTATCCAACCTCCGGGCATTGCTATCACCTGATTTCATTTCTGATCGTGATTTTCTGCCGTCACTGTGTTATAATGACGGGCGAAGTATTTCTTTGACATCATCATGAACTTTGCTGAACAGGAATTCCGATACGTTGGTGGGGCCAACGGGTTTTCCATTCTCAGCAAGCCATGTCGTGATGAACTGATCAAAGTATTTATATTGTTTTTTTACCGCTCGTTCGGCTAATTCCGGACGATTTTCTTTTTTAAACACCAACTCTGCAAATACGCAGTAATTAAACAGCTTGGACAATTCATTGGCCGTTCTGATTAGTCCAACCGTCTTGCCTTCTACATACACCGATATCATTTTTCCGTTTGGTCCTGGCTGCTCGCCTACTTTGATGTGCTCAACAATTGGGATCATTGAATTCAACTCCTTAAAATTTTTAGTAGAATCTACTACCTGTATCGCCTGAAGAACCACTTATTATACTTGTCTCATAGACAATTATTCCAAAGTAGATTCATAGACTGTTCTACCTCCTTCTTTGTTCATCGAGCCATTTGAGAAGGAATATCCGTGTTTCACGTGCTGGGAAGTACCATTTCTGGCCAATCTTGTATTTTTTCAATCGGTCATCTCGAAAGAAAGTGTTCTGAACAGTTCCCCAGCTCATGCATGTTCGCTTGCACAATTCCTTCGAATCCCAGTAGACAAGCTCGCCATCGATTTTTTTGAGGTGTTCCTCAACTTTCTGAAGAAACAATTCACGTGTTTCGGATTCATCAATTTCAACACTGACCATGGACATCTTTATCGCCTCCTTTTTTCGTTATACGTTATTAAAAGCACTTGAAAAGAATTTATAACTTAATCACTCAAAGAACATGTTCGACCCCTGCTTTACCTCTGATGAATTTATTTCACCCTTCGAATCCATTTAGGCTTGCGTTTACGCGGTACGACTTTAGCAATCTCACCTGTTTTCTTATTTTGCATGTACTGCCCGGAACCGTCTGAAAAGGATTCAAAGAGTGTCAGATTGCTTTCTTCTGCAAATTGCTCAAACCAGTCTTTTTCTCCTCTTGCTTTTTGGAGATGTCCAAGTGCGACCATCTTCAAAGCAGAATATGAAAATATGGTTTTGTTATTTACATACTCCCAAAGGAATTCAGACAGACCTTCTCTGCCAATTGGCTTGTCCATATCAACCGATTTCAAATAGTTCATGGTGTAAAAGTAATCTTTAATTCCATATTTTTCACCGTCATACGTTTTATCAACCGGAAAAACCTGAATAAATTCACGTGGCGTAAATTGGCCAAGATAATTATCAACCATAAAGATAAAATTCATTGTATCCTCGGCTTCTTTTGCTGAAGGGTTCTTTAGCTCCTTACGGCTGAGCAAATATTTAACAGACAGAATAGCCATTTTCTTTTTTTCTTCACGAGTATAATCATTCTCGCCTTTCTCATAAGCCGCGTTAATCAATCTTCCTAAGGCTCTTAGATAAACGTTGGGTATTCCTTTAACCGGCACGCTTTTCAAATTGACATCCCCTCTCAGTAAACTGAATTATCGTCACGATCACTTTCTACTCCAGTTTCGTCTGTGATCTCTTCCATCAGATTTGTAATTTGTGTTTCTGCAAAATCGATGGTATTGCTTAACCATTCCTCACGGCTCACGATGTCTGATACTTCACCCTCAGAACTAATTGTCTTAATGACAAGGAGGCCTTTTTTGGATCTCATGCACTCCATATCTTCGCTGAGCTGATCAAGACGATTTTGGATCTTTTTAAGAAGCTGATGATTCATTTGTTTCTTCCGCCTTTCGATAGTTAACTGTATAATTTTTATTTGCACCTTTGATCTGAGTCGGATAACCTTGATCATCAAGCCACTGGCTGACCTTTGTGACAACCGACGGGGCGTACTTCTCAACCGTTCCCTGCCACCCATCACGGCTTTGTAGGAACGTCTTTGATTCATTATCGAGAACATCAATATAGCCCTTTATAAGCTGACTCACAGCCGTTGTTGCAGGTTTGCCTGTTTTGGTGTACATGCCTAACTCGCGTGCAATCTGAGCCGTGTCCAAATACTTTTCTTGCGATGCAACCGGAAAAGGTAAATCAATTCCTCCAGTTTTATAAATGGATTTGATTGTGGCTGCCTTTACTTCAGGTGAGAGCCCCAATGCATCCATGTAAGGACCGACAATTTTCACTGTGTTATTGAGACTGCCTATTGGGGCTTTGATTGCCTTTACTCTCGCTCTCTTTGGAGTTGCTTCTTCGAGATTTAACAGATAAGTTCGCACTTGTTTGGCAACCTCGCTGTCACGGAGCATCATCCCCATCCGGAGAACGGCCCGACGAGGGATGATGGTTAAACTACCGGCACGGCTGCTTATCTGACTCTCCTTCTTAAAGGAGGAGAGTTCATCACCCGTTAAAACTCTTAAACCGTCCGATTCCAGTTCATCTTTATTGTCAAAAATTAAGCTCTCAATAGTCTTATCGCTTACTTCAAAATACTCGGCTGCCAGCTGAATAGTAATGTGAAGATCATCTGGCAACATGACCAGTCCTTTCACCTTGTCCAATACTTCTGTGTGTCTGATCACCGACTCACGCAATGATTTACTTTCGATAAATGCATCTGATTTGGTCATTTTGCTGCCCCTCTCTTTCGTCTTCAAGTTTAATGTCTAGCATTTCAGCAATCCGTTTCTTCTGTGCTTCTGCCTTTCTGTTTCCGCGGAGTATATCAGATAGATATGCATTGGTAATTCCTAAATCATCGGCGAGTGAACGCATTGATTTGTCTTTTTCCAACAGCTTGATTCGCACCGCCATGCCAAAGTTTGTCATTTTGTGACCTCCCATTTTAGATTATAAGTTGATATTTTTATCTCTTATACATTTACACAAATGAGATAATATGCTAATATATAAGCGTAGAAATAGTAAGCAAACACATTATTTCCTAGGTCCGCCAAGACTTTATTAGGTTATTATGTTTGCTTTTCGTATCAGCTTACAGGATTAGTATAACGGCTAATAATCTGTTTGTCAAACCAATAAGCAGATTATTGTCTCACCTGTAAGCAAAAAATAGTTGTGAATGGGTGATATAATGCCGCTAGTTGAAAAAATTAAAGAACTCGCGAAAATCAAAGGTACTACGATTGCTGAACTCGAACGAAAGCTTGATTTCGGTAACAGTACTATACGAAAATGGTCAACCCAATCTCCCTCTGTGGAAAGGCTTCAAAAAGTTGCTGACTATTTTAATGTACCAATTGACTATTTACTGAATGACGATTTTTCAGCAGCAAATGAATCAAAATCGTGGTTACGTGCCGATCCAGATCTCTCTAAAGAAGAGCAACTAACCATTGCCTCTGAAATGGCCGACTATTACGAAATGCGTAAAAGAAGATATTTAGAGCGTCAAAAGAGGAAGTGACGATGTGTGAATATTAATCGAAAAAAAGAAGTGATTTTAGTAGCTTATTCAATATTTCAAATGTTTCCGATCAGAAATCCATTACGATACAATCCACAAGTTACTTTATCTTTTCTAACAAGTAAAAATGACATCGATGTTGATATGATAAATATTACTTCTGATTCGGTAAGCGGAAAATTAGACATTGATTTATTTGGAATTTCAATCCTAATAAACAAGAATATGATTGCACCAAGAAGATATTTTACCCTGGCACATGAATTGGGTCATTTCTATCTACACCGAGATAAGAAATCTCAAAGCCCTCAAACTTTTCGTGATACCAGAAAAAGTATTATTG